GTTTGGTTTTGTTCAGTCTGGTGCTGAAATTGAAACTTTTATTGACGAAGAGGGCGATAGATGGTTCGCAGATTGAAAATGATTAAATCTCTATTTTTATAAATAAATTATGAAACATATAAAAGAGTTAAAAAATTTAAACAAACACAAACTTAAATTTAAAGAGGAGATGAAAAATGCCATTCCAAGTAAGTCCAGGCGTTAATGTTTCAGAAATTGATCTCACTACATCAACCCCAGCGATTGCAACATCTATTGGTGCTCTTGTTGGTAAGTTCTCATGGGGCCCAGTTGGGGAGATTGTGAATGTCAGTACAGAAACAGAACTAGTAAGATATTTTGGTAGACCTACCGCAGACAATTATAAGTCTTGGTATACAGCTGCCAACTTTTTATCTTACGCAAATTCACTAAGAATTTCAAGAGTTATTGGTGCTGGAGCACTAAATGCCGTTGCAGGCGTTGCCTCCACAAACCAACCAGTTGACGCAACTGAAACTTTTGCGGGTGTTGCATCAGTTACAGATTCATTAACTGGTGTAGGTGCAGTAACACAAAATGAAACCGGCGACGGCACAACAACTGATTTTACAATTGCCGACCCAGGCAATCGTACAGTTACAGTATCTGTTGATGGTGTAACATTAACTCCAGATGTTGATTTCTCAATTTCTGGTACAACTCTATCATTTGCAGGTGGTACATCACCATTTGGTGCGCCAGCAAATGCAGATGCAATTGTTATTACTACAGCTGCACAAACAGTATTTACTCTATCTAGAGATGTTTTTGGTGCAACACCAACAGTAACAGTAAATGGTGTCGCAGAAACAGATTTTTCTGTTACAGTAGACCAACTAACATTCACTACTGCACCAGCAGATGGTGCTGCAATTAGTGTTGTGATTCCAGCGAGAGTAAACTTTACAGTTGTCGAAAATATTGACGCCACAGATACACTAACTGTTGTCGTTGATGGTACCGAACAAACTGTAACAACTGATTATTCTGTTAACGGACAAGTTGTAACTTTTGTTACTGCCCCTGCAGACGGTGCATCAGTTGTTATTACAGTGTTGGGTGCAGCATCTACTTCTTTTTCATATACTCCAATACTTGTAAAAAGTGCAGATGACATTGATTTAGATTCTGGACAAGCAAATGACGCAGTATTTGCAGCAAGATGCGCTGGTGTAGACGGAAATAGTTTAAAAACATATCTTGCTGACGCAGCAACTTTTGCAGATTTACCAACAAATCTAAAAGCACTATTTAATACTCCACCAACAGCTGGAGAAATTCATGTTATTGTGACAAGAAGAAATGTTGATGGTTCTGAAACAACATTAGAAAGATATGAATACCTATCAAAGGCAAGTAATGGTCGTGCTGAAGATGGTAAAAATATGTACTATGTAGATGTTATTAACAATAACTCTGAATATGTATGGGTATTAAACCATCCAACAGAAGGTACAGATTGGGGACAAGAAACCAATCTTACAAAACCACTTTCTTCATTTGTTTCTCTAACATCTGCACTACAGTCCGAATTTGGCGGTGGTACTGCTGGTTCACAACCAACAGCTGCAGAAGTTATTACGGCATATGACATTTTTAAAGACCCAGAAACTGTTGATATTTCACTAGTTATGGGTGGAGAGTGGGCTGACCTAACTAATGGTAATACAGTTATTCAACACATTATTCAAAATGTTTGTGAAGAACGCAAAGACTGTGTTGCATTAATTTCGCCACGCTATGTTGATGTCAAATCAGGTGACCCACAAAACTTGATTTCGTTCTTTGATACTACAGTTGGTGCATATAGTAATTATGCATTTGTTGACTCAAACTATAAGTATCAGTACGACAAGTATAACGATACATATCGTTGGGTACCATTCAATGGTGATGTTGCTGGACTAATGGCAAGAACTGACGCTGAAAGAGATGCTTGGTTCTCCCCTGCAGGTTTCAACCGTGGTGTCATTAAAAATGTTGTTAAAGTTGCTTGGAATCAGAATAAATTGGATAGAGATGACTTGTATAAAGCAGCACTTAACCCAATTGTTACATTCCCCGGCCAAGGAACTATCCTTTATGGAGATAAAACATTTACAAACAAACCAAGTGCATTCGATAGAATCAATGTGCGTAGACTCTTTATTGTGTTAGAGAAATCTATTGCAACTGCATCTAAGTTTACACTGTTTGAGTTTAATGATGAATTTACAAGAACACAATTCTTGTCATTGGTTGAACCCTTCCTAAGAGATGTCAAAGGAAGAAGAGGTATCTATGACTTCTTGGTTGTTTGCGACGAGACAAATAATACTCCAGAGATTATTGACAGAAATGAGTTTGTTGGTGATATTTACATCAAACCTGCTCGTTCTATCAACTTCATCCAACTGAACTTTGTTGCAGTTAGAACTGGTGTAAGTTTCGAAGAAGTAGTTGGAACGATCTAAAAAAACATTATAAATATAGATAAGAAAATTTAAAACATCAAGGAGAACAAAAAATGGCATTCGATATCTCTGCATTCAAATCCAACTTAACAGCTGGTGGTGCAAGACCGAATCTATTTGAGGCAGTCGTAAATAACCCAGTTAATGCGTCTGCCGATGCATCATTTAGATTCGTTTGTCGTGCAGCACAGTTGCCTGGTTCTACTATTCCTGCAATTGATGTACCATACTTTGGTCGTCAAGTAAGAATTGCAGGTAATAGAACTTTTGAACCATGGACAGTGACAATTATTAATGACGAAAACTTTTCAGTCAGAAATACATTGGAACAATGGATGAACGCAATTAATAGTCATGAAGCAAATATTCAAACACAAGCTCAGGGTACATATAAGTCTGACTCTCAGGTTGTGCATTATGGTAAAGATGGTAGTGTGATTGCAACTTATAAGTTTTATGGGTTATTCCCAACAGAACTTGGGGCAATCGAATTGGCATGGGATTCAAACGATCAGCTTGAAGAATATACCGTAACATTTGCATATGACTACTGGAATCACGAAGGCGTGACTTCTTAATTGCTTAATCTATTGTGAGGTGAACTATACATGGCTGTTAAATTATTCGGGTTTGAAATTAGAACCCCTTCAGAACAAAAAAGAGAACTGAAATCATTTGTCCCTAGAGAGACGACAAGTGATGACGGTTCTCTTACTGTTCAATCTGGTTTTTATGGAACATATTTAAACTTAGAACATAATGCAAAAAGTGATGCAGAATTAATTGATAGATATAGAGATATGTCTATTCATCCAGAAGTAGATTCTGCAATTGATGACATTGTTGCAGAAGCAATTGTAAATGATTCAGATGCATATCCTATTAAAATAGATACAAAAAATGTCAATCAATCTACAACTGTTAAAACTAAATTAGAAGAAGAATTTAAAAATATATTAAAAATTTTAAAATTCAGAGAAAATAGTTACGATATCTTTAGAAATTGGTATGTGGATGGTAGATTATATTATCACATCATCATTGACCCCACAAAACCAAAAGAAGGTATTAAAGAATTACGAAAAGTAGATCCAAGAAAAATTAAAAAAATTAGAGAAATTGAAAAGAAAGATAAAAATGTTAAGGGCGAAAATTATTCTCTAGTAAGTGATGTAAAAGAATATTATATCTTTAATGACAAAGGAATTGTAAGTGGTGATACTGCAAGTGGTATTCCAATTACACTTGATTCTATCACTCATGTCCCTTCTGGTCTTAAAGATGCAAAAAGAAATTATACAATTGGGCATCTACATAAAGCAATCAAACCGTTAAATCAATTAAGATTAGTAGAAGATTCCGTTGTAATTTATAGATGGACAAGAGCTCCTGAGCGTAGAGTATTTTACATTGATGTTGGTAATCTACCTAAGGCTAAAGCAGAACAGTATTTAGCCGACATCATGACAAAATACAAAAATAAAATTGTATATGACGGCGCTACTGGTGAAGTAAGAGATGATAGAAAACATCTATCCATGTTAGAAGATTTTTGGTTCCCAAGAAGAGAGGGTGGCCGTGG